TACAGCTACTTGTTTTATGTGTTGAATGTCTGTGACGTCTAGTATTTGAGCTACAGAGGCTGCTCTTCCAATACCTTCCCCAACATCAACTCCAACAACATATAAACATTCTTTGTCTGGATATTCGTATACTGTGTATTCCTCATCTTCTGAAGTCCAAATAGCAGGCTTTTTGTCTTTTTTAAATCTTTCAATTACTGAAGCTCCTACGGCGCTAGCTGCATCATCCAAGAAAGTATTATTATACTCTTGTAAAAATTTTTCTTCAGACCCTAATAATTCGATTTGGCTTTGCTTCCATTCTTCGTCTCTACCAGGAAAGTCCCACCAATTAATCTTTTCTGCTTTCCATGTTTTTAGTTTTCCGCTTTCAGCTCCTGAATAAATTTCATAAAATTTGTTTCCAACACCTTTAGGCGTACTAACTACTAAGATTTTAGATTTTTTTCCAGAAGAAATTGTGGGAATAACAGACGACCAAAATTCTTCAATTAAGTGAGGTTCAATGTGAGCTGCTTCATCTAATAAAACGCAGTTTAAAGAATCTCCTCTCACAGAAGTGGCAGTAGTTGTAGATACAACAATACTTGAGTCGTTGCCCAAAGTCATTCCAGTCTTTCCGTAATCCTTTACTCCTGGTTTAATATAATTTGGTAATTGTTCGTAAGCTAAACGTATACGTTTAAATATATTAATTGCTGTAGTTTCTTTATTTGCAACAATTGCTGCTCTATAATCATCATGAAAACATATCATCCATAAAGAAAACACCGTCAGCATTGTAGACTTACCAATCTGACGAGAAGAACAAACTATAACATTTCTATTAGAAACAAAAGATCTAAGCACTCTTTTTTGAGATTCATATAGTTTAATTGTTTCTTTGCCTCTATCCAAACTTATAATATAAAAGAAATTTTGAGCAAAATATATAATATCCTCTTTACATTTCCGTAGTTCCTCAATCATTGCAGCAGTGAACTCATATTGAGCTCCAGCTACTGGTACGTGTTTGGATCCTCTATAATAATAAGAGGGATCAATTGGTTCCTGATTTATAATTCTATCAGTGGAAATATTATAACCAATGTCTGTAAATTTACTATCATCAAGTAAGGCAGTTACTTGAATGTTTATTTGCTCTTCTTTTGTTGCTGCAGCAACAAAAAAATTAGAAGAGGTTGCAGAATCTATCTCTTTAGGATAAATTGTATTAACCTTAGAAGAACCTTTAGGTCTGCCACGCTTTGGTTTGTTTTTAGCTCCTTTGGGTCTACCTCTAGACCTCTTGCTACTTTCGTCCATGAAAAATATTTATGGACGGTTGTTGGCCATGTCAATGTAAGTGGCTCTCAATAAATCTACAATTGCAGCCTCGTCTTTAGCAGTAGGCATGTTTAAAATAATAGATTTTTCTCCTTCTAAAGAATACCCAATAATAGCAAAGGAACTTAAAAATTCTTCAGCTACTATAGAAAGTTGAGTTAATTCTTTTACTTTTACTTTTTTCTCAGCATCTTCTGTTTTAAATCTTGTTAGAGCTTGAGCAATTAATTGATCTACCAATGCTTGATCCATTTTAGATAAATCTTCTTTTGGTAGATTCAAATCTTCAGAAACAGATTCAGAGGCCGTCCTTTGCTTTTTGTTTGATCTTTTTTTGGGAGCAGCCATAATAATAGTATTTATGCTACCTCTGCTACTTTGACTCCAACAATATTAAGCCTCACTAAATGCTCAATTAAAACTTCAAAAGATGACGTTTTAATTTTTAAACGACCAGGTATATATTGATTGCCATCAAATAATTCAAAAAAGCTTTCCCCTATATAAGGGTCATTTATATAACATGTACAAAAAACAGAAGCCCCGCCTGGATCAATAACAATTGTCCAAGACCGGGGATCTGAATCTTTATAGTTTTCAAAAACCTTATCTGCAATATAACCGCTATCTCTAAACCGTTTAAGTGTATAACCTAGAGTCGTCAATTTGTTTGCCATGAATTATAATTAGCATAAATTAACGAACAAGTCCAGAAATAATGTAGGTGAGTTGAGGAGAACAAAATTTAAAAATTTTCAAAGAATGATTAATTGCAACTAAAATTAAATCATCAGTAAAAGAAAACAACAACAAACTTTGTATGTTCATTGGAAGAGTTTCATGAATTGGTTTTCCTTGAAAGCAAGTAGAGGCTTCTGTAGTAATTTCGTTTGTATTAGTTTTTAATTCGTCTCCTAATTTAACCAACACCTTTTCTTTGTCTGTAAGAAAATATAATTTTTCTGCATCTGGAACAATAGAATTGAACTTAACTATTTCAGACAATTTTTGTTTAGTTATTAAAAATGACGTATCGTAATTTAACGTGTTAAGCTTTTCTTCGTTAAAAGATTTATTGTTTATCATATAACTTTCATCAAGTAAATGATATTTAAACGAAAACATTCCATCTTTATATTTGATTGAATTTGAATCAAATTCTAACGTAACGCTTTCTTTTTCTATTCCAGAAAACAAACGCAAAAAGGTTTTACAATCTGGAATAATGCAACAATACTTTTCTTGAATTTTGCAGTCAATTTCTGCCATTAAAATTACTTGTTTGTCAGCAGTGCTAACAAGAGTCTTAGCTTTCCATTCCTCTTTTGTTTTAGAAGGTTCAAAACTAAGAAATAAATTATCAGCTATTTTTGATACAGGAGCTAGTATTTTATTTACAAAATCGTTTCTATTAAACGTTATTTTCATTCAAAATAGTTTTTGGAGTTTTAACTAAAGAAGATTTCCTTTTTGTTTTTTTCTTTCTTACTTCTATGGAAGAAGTGTTAAAAACTGAAGCAATTTTTTCTAATGCGCAAGCAATACGTTCTAAGGATGAAATGCTGCTATTGTTGTTAGCCCAAGAATTAATAAAATCTTCTTTTGGAATATTTTGAGAAGACCTGTCAATATTGTTTGAAACAGAAGAAGACGTTGAATTAATATTTTCTTCTGTAGATCCATTAAAAGAAGATGGAACTGGATATGCAGCTTCTGCTTCTCGTTGTAAAGATTCAATTATTTGACGCTCACGGCTTTTTTGAGCTGCTGCAGCTTGAGCAGAATCAACTAAAAATTTTTTAGGATCTAATTTAACAATTTCAGGAGGAGAGCCAGAATCTGTTATTGCATTATTTTGCACTTTTAAAAGTTCTGACCCAAAAATATGGGCCAATTGAGCTGCAGCAACGTTTTCTTGATTAAACATAACAAATGAATTGTAAATTCTTTTATATAAAAGTCTACAACGTTTCCAAAACATTATACCAATCCATTAAAAATTCCTTTACGTAATACGGCAGTTGCGCTCCATGCATGCAGACTTTCAATGTGATCTGTTACTATACTGAAGTCTAAAATTTTATTATTGTCAAACATCTCATCTAAGCCTTGATAAAACAGACGAATAGCATCTTCCGTAAAAAGTAAATTTGAACCATTAAGTTCTGCAAAAGCTTGTTCATCTCTACGCTTGCAAATAACGACCACTTCTGTGGGTACTTGCTTACGAGCCATTTCTACAATATCCTCAATGTAGACAATATTTCTAGGATCAAATTGTACCGTAATCTTAGCTATAGATCTTTGACTATGACCATTAGCAGCTCTTCCACGTTTAAGAGTAGCATCTTGGGCTAACTCAAAAGAGCACGGACAAGTAGAACTGTACACATAATCAACAGTCAAGTAAAACTTGTAAGATGAATCATGTTTTTGACCTTCTAATACGCAGTTGTAGTAAATATAACCTTCTGCTTTTTCATGACTAAGCTTTACTCCGTCTACAATTTTAAATACTTCACTGTCTAAAGCATCATCTGGAAGTTCTTTTCTTGTACGCAAAGCTTTTTGAATCCAAGGATACTTAAACTTCATTTTACAATACACGGATCTAGAGCCTTGCTTTTTTTGCAATGCATCAAGAATATGAGTTAGTCCTTCAATTGAAACATGATTAGCAATTTGCTCATGCATTACAATTGGAAATCTGCTAAGGTTGAGACCCTTTGCATCCGGACTATCCAAAGAACCATACAAAGATACGGAAGTAGTAAGCTTTTCAACAGAGCCATCTCGTCTAATAAAATTTACTGGCAAATCTACGCCTGAAACTCCTACCTTGTCAATAGGAACTCTTGATCCAGGAATTACAGGATTAACTTGAGGATCTGGTAGATCATCGTCTTCTGGATAATGAGTCTCATCATATTCAAAGTTTAGATGAGGCATGTGAGAAGAATAGTTATTGTAATTGATACGGTTTTTACGCATATATAAAAAATCTTAGAGGTCTGCAAGAAGTTTTTTCAAAGCCTCATCAGTAGATTCATCTGTTTCGTTGATATCGTCTTTGATTTGAACTTGAGTAGAAGAAGGTTTGTTCTTTTCTGTAGTTAATGTATTCTCTACAATAGAGGCTACAATGCTTTTAGTAGATGCTTGCTTTACAGGAGGAGAGTAATGATTGACTTCTACTTCATCGTCTTCAACCGGAGAACCAGTAGACAGGTTAAAGAAATGTTCGTCTAACAGCCGTTGCATTTCAGCAGGAGTAGTCTGCTTATTGACTGCTTTGAGGTCATGTACGTTTTCATAGATATTTTCTAGCTCAGATTCAGTAATATCTAATTCAGAAGGAGCTAGAAATTTGGATGCAGAATATGTAACCATCTTGTTTGCTGCTCTGCCCTTCTCTGTACGAGTCTCACACTTAATCCTCAAGGTACATCCATTGACAATATCAAATGCTCGCTCAACACCAACTTCTTTGACATCATCTCCTTCAAGAGCAGACTCAATAATCTTGGCAAGTTCTCGACCATAACGAAGAATCTTAACTTTTCCTTCATTGTCAGGATTAGTTGGATCAGAAATAACATAAACGTTTACAAGCCAACCCTCTTTACGAGAAAGTACCTTAGCTGCTTCTTTTTCAGACTCAGTACCATTGCGGTAGGTTTTGAGATAATAGGCATCAATTGGACAAGTGTCTCCAAAAGTAGTTGGACACATTGCAGTTACATACTTACCTGTAGCATTAGAATTCCAACCGTGAGTGTAGTGATGAAAAATGGTATCTTTAGGAGAATTACGGTTAGGAACAAGACGAACTTGATATGTATTGCCAGCAGTAAATTTCAAAATTTCCCTGTAAAGACCGTTACCTCCTCCTTCATTTTTAGAGGAGGAAAGAGACTGCTTGATGGCTTCGAACATGGATTTGGTGTTAGTACTCATAATTTGGGATAATAATATGCTATTTTTTGGTTAAAGTCAACTGTTGTTCTACAAAATTGGAAAGAACTGGAACGGCTTTTTGTATGTATGGTTTGATTGTGTTGGAGTTATTGTATTTTGTATACAACACTTGAAATTGATCTACAAATTCAGTCAAGAAGAATTTTTGCACATCTTCTGCTAGACTTTTTACTAGAGAAAAAATGTTTGGAAATTCCATTATTGAGTAAATATTAATTTTGTTTTGTTTGTAGTGCTGCATCCAAACAAAAATTTCAGAAGACCTGTGATAGGGGTATTGATGAAAATATATTTTATTGTCAATACAATAATTGGCAATGAATTTTAAAGATCCTTTTATTTCTTCTAATTGAGAATCAGGATCTTGGAGAAAAATTTGTTTTTTATAGAGAGTATAGGACCTAATGGCCCTCATTGTTGAGAAATAATCTAGGCCAAAATATTCTACATCTGGATAGAGCTTGTAAGGAGCTCTAAAAAATAGATCAGAATTTAAATCTGAATGTTTCTTAAAAAGAGTAGAAATCCGTTTTAAGAACTTATGTTTGTCTGTACCAACAATGTCTGAGAAATCTCTTTTTAATTTAAACGGCTTGTTTCTTTCGCTTCTTGACACTGCTAGATGCTTGTTGTACAGGAGCTTTTCTAACTCTGTTAGTTGGTTTGAGCTTTCCATTGCTTATTTTTCTGACAATTGTTTTAGTAATCTTAGATTTTACTAGACTAGGATTTAAATACAACAACGACATAATAGCGTCCTTAAAACAAGTTGATGCAGTAACTTCAGTAAAAAACTTTTGATAATCTGCATTTTCCATTAAAAGAGAAAACAATGTAGTAGTATTAATTTTTTTGTTTTCAATCATAGAAATTAAAGAGCCTGCTTTTGAGACTCCCTCCATAAATTCTTTTAATTGAATAGTATTATATGGAGCTGAAGTTGAATTTTTTAATTCGAGAAAGTCTTGAGATAGCATGTTGTTATTTATATCTTTTCAAGATATTTGTTTGAGCATTTTAGTAAATTCTATAAATTCTTCTGTTATGTTTCCTCCAGCAGCTGCTTCATGTCCTCCTCCATTTGCAACACGTTGTACAAATTTAGATACATCTAACTTATCAATAGATGGATGGCGGCGGACTGCTATGCGTTGCTGATTTACTATAACGGCTATAGCAACGTCTACCTTACATTTGTGCAATAACCAATCACAACATTCTTGAATATATTTGTCACAAAACACGGCTCCAACTTTAATATTTTTTTGATCATTAAAATCAACAATACCTGTATATGGAGATAATTGCTCAATGTATTCTTTACAGTGTTTATTATACAAAGTTATTGTGTTTAATTTAAATTTATCAAAATCTTGAAATCCATTATAATAGTCTTCTACAAAAGACTGAAATTTATTGGACATTGAGTGATAAACAATATTTAACTGTTTGGATAAAGGAGTTTTGCAAGCATTTGAATCCCAATCATCTGCTAGAGCTATTAGCGTTTTTTGAGCAATTGTTATATCCTTACCAATTGGCTTCAAAAGAGTATCATAAATTAATTTAGCGCAGCTTGTTTCGTTATAAATTTTATTTATTGCGTTTTTAAATGGATACAGATTAGTTTTATGGTGATCTAATATAATTGTATTTTTATTGTCAATTGATTCTCCAATTTTTGAAACATCTAAATCTAAAAAGTAAATTTTGTCAAATGTCTTGGACGCAATAAATTTTTTATAATCTTGTTCTAACTTCATTGGCGTAGTGCCAATTACTTCAAGTTTTTCTCCATACAACCAACATAAAACAAGATAACTAACCACACCGTCAAGATCAGTGTGAGTTACTACTTGAATTTTTTGTTTATTTTTAATCATTGATTAATTTATTTAAAGCTCTGTCTGCATTTTGTATACTGTCTTCTGTAGATTCATCTGACTCAAAGTAATCCGAGTTAGTTTCTTTTAACGTTAAGGTATTGTAATTACAGCGAAATGATGCAGAACCAAAATTAGGACCAAACCGATTTTTTTGAAATCCCATATTAATTACTCCCAATTCTCTATCTTCTTCTTCTTGCCATAAAGAACAAATAACATCACATGTTGCAGCCAGACCAATACTTTCAGAAATACCCTCCATGCCAGGAGATGCTGTATTAAAGCTACCTCTATTTAGCTGAGTTGCTGATATAATTGGTATTTCATATTTGAATGCTAAAGCTCTAAGATGTTCACATATTTCTTTAACTGATTCGTACGAATTAAGATTCTTAGCTACAGGATGAATAAGATTTACATAATCAATAACAATGATATCAGGTTCAAAACCCTTATGCTTTAGTTTTGTTACATAAGAATCAATATGTCTAACTGTCACAGACTTTGGAGGAAACTCTTTTACAATTAAATTACTTTCAATATTTTTCTTAATATAAGAAATTTGATCTTTAAGCTCTTGAGTATATGTCTTTAAATCTCCGTGAGGAATCTGTGTCAGCTGAGAGCTAATTCTCTTAGAGTACATAAACTCAGACATTTCCAACGAAATTAGAAGCACGTTTTTATTGGCTAATAACATATTGGTTGCTAAGTTACCAAGAACAATAGATTTGCCTACGTTTACTTGACCAGCAAACACAACTAATGTCTTAGGAAATAAACCTCCCTCTGTTTTGTCATCAAAAAAATTCCACCCAGTAGGAATTGGTTTGTATGTAGATGTAAGTTCATTAATAAATTGATCTACATCCTCAAAATACCAATGTCCTAAATTTTCTTTTAATGTAATATTGTAAGCCTTTTCAAACTCTACAAGAGCCTCTTCTAGTTTGAAAGATTGATCAGAAAATTTTTCTGCTACATTGAGAATTGTCTTGTATACAAAACGTTCTTTTAAGAACTTTTCTGTATTAAAAATTAGTTCATCTTTATTAAAGGGACCTTCAATCTGAGAAAGCTTTGGCTTAACTTCCAATAAAGCCTTTCTGTCTTCTTCTGAAGACAGTCTGGATTTAATTTCAGTTAAAGTTGGTACAGTTCCTCGTTCAAGAAAAAATTCAGAAAGACGGCTCATCACCCTTCCTATATTTTTGTCATTGAAAAGAGATGGTTCAATATAAGCAATGATGGAACTAAGATATTCTTGGTCTCCAAGAGCATTGAATAGCAATACCGTCTCGAAGAAATCTAAATCTAATTTAGGAAAAGTTTGGTTTTTTGTCATTCGGAATCATCTTCAATATTTTCATCTTCTCCGTCAACAGAACCATAACGTAATTCTTCGTTAAGTCTTTGTTCTAGAATAGGAGAAACTTTTTCCCAGAATGCTGGGTCTTTTTCAATGTTTTTGCGATATCCAACACTTTGTCCTTGGAATTGATATGTCTTTCCAGATTGCTCAATAATTCCAAGAGACAAAGCAAGATCAAACAACCCAGTATTTTCATCTAACCCTGTTTTAAAATTTAAATAAAGTTCTGTTTTTAGGAAAGGAGGTACTACTCGATTTTTAACTGTCATGGCGCTCATTGTTACTCCTGATACATTGTTTGAAATTGCAATGTTTGCTTCATCAGGATTTTCTGTAGCCTTTTCGTTTCTCGTAGAGAGCTGTACTAACACAGATGCCATATAAATAGGACCTTTTCCTCCAGATTGGTTTTTAATCAAACTAGGAAACATTTCCATACCTTCATATATATGGTTAGAAAACAATACAGGCACTCCTGCTTTTGCAGCTTTGTATGTAATTGCTCGCATCATACTTTTAAGAGCTTTTGCTCTTTGGCCTACGTCTGCTGCATCTTTACCTTTCCTTGCGTCTTCAATTTCTTTGGTTGACGCAAGATTTCCTAATGAATCAATTGAAATAACAAATTTGTGATTGGGATCACCAGCAGCAATAACATTATCCAAAAATGTACTAATTTGATTACGACATTCTTCTACAGTTTCTACGGGATAATATTTAGTTTTTGACAAATTCATTCCTACGTTTTTAGCGCTTTGTTTATCTACAGCTACCTCAGAATCCCAAATTACTGCAATATAACCCTTCTTTTGAGCATTTGCTAAAATGCGATTAATAATTAAAGTCTTTCCTGCTCCAGAAGGACCAGAAAAACCAACAATTCTACCAACCGGGACTCCTTTATACAGGGAACCAGAAATAATGGCGTTTAACGCTTTAGAACCTGTATCAATCCAATCAGAAGGA